GCTGAACTCTTTCAAGGTTTTCCATTGCACCTTTGACGATGCGGTTGCAAACGGGCTGTTCGAACGGGTTTGCCTGGTCAAGGGTTGGACGCCGACGCCAGAATTGAAACAGACCTGGTACGACAAGATCCGCAAGGGCTACGGCACCAACACCGCCGCCATGAAGGAAGAGCTGGACGCCATCCCCCGCGAAGGCTCGGGCGTGGCGATCCCCGGCATTCTGATCGAGCAGTGCATGACGGAAGTCCGTCCGATCCTGCGGCTGTCGCTGACTCCCGAGTTCGTGCCCAAGTCTCTGGCCTACCGTGACTCATGGATTGCCGATTGGATCCGGGTACAGGTGAACCCGGTACTGGAGCTACTGGATAAGAAGAAAGAGCACAACTTTGGTTCTGACTACGCGCGATATGGCGACTTCGCTTTTTTCGCTCCCATGTCTACCGAGCAGGATCTGAAGCGGCGAACCCCCTTCGGCTTGGAGATGAAGGACGTCCCGACCCGGCACCAGCAGCAGATCCTCTGGCACATCATCGACCATCTGCCGCGCTTTCGGAATGGTGCGATGGATGCCACCGGCAACGGTTATACCCTGGCCGAATACACCGCCGACAAGTATGGCCGGCCGCGAATCATGGAAATAAAGCTGAGCGATGCCTGGTACAGGGAGAACATGACCCCGTTTCAGCAGGCGTTCGAGGATCAGATGTTCGACCTTTTCAGAGATGCCGATGTTTTAAATGATCTTCGTGCTCTCGAGATGATCGACGGCATTATCAAGCTGCCGAATCTGCGTGTCCAGGACACGAAGGATGCAGAATTCAAACGCCATGGCGATGCGGCGATCGCCCTTGCCCTGGGGTATTTTGCCAGCCGGTCTGACGCGGTTGAATACGCCTACCACCGCATCACGCATGAAGAACTGAAAAATCTCCCCCGCCCGATACGCACCACGGCCGGATTTGGTCGACAGAAAGGACTCTGGTAATGGCTATACTCGACGCATACGGGAAACCGATCCGCACCCAGGAGCTGACCCGCGAAATAGCCGCCCCGACACTGGCCGGTATCCGCACCATCTGGACCGACACCATCGCCGCCGGGTTGACACCGGGACGGCTGGCCAACCTGCTGCGCTCGGCGGCCGAGGGCGACCATACCGATTATCTGACCCTGGCCGAGGAGATGGAGGAACGCGATCTCCATTATGCCTGCGAGCTGGGCAAGCGCAAGCTGGCTGTTTCCCGGATGCCGATTTCGGTGGAGTCGTTTTCCGACGATAAAAAGGACCTCGAGCTGGCGGACGCGGTGCGCGGCCTGGTGCGACGGCCCGGCTTCCGGGGGCTGGCCAAGGATTGCCTCGACGCGCTCGGCAAAGGATATTCGGTGACGGAAATCATCTGGGACAAGTCCGGCCAGCGCTGGTCACCGGCCGCGTATAAATGGCGGGACCCGCGCTTTTTCCAGTTCGATCGGGTGACCATGAGCGAGGTGCGGCTGCGGGACGAGGCCGACATGATGGACGGCGTGGAGCTTGCGCCCTACAAGTTCATTGTCCATGTGCCGAAAATAAAGTCCGGGATCCCGATCCGCGGCGGTATCGCCCGGCTGGCCGCCTGGGCCTGGATGTGCAAAGGCTACACGATCAAGGACTGGCTGGCCTTTGCCGAGGTATTCGGCATGCCGCTGCGGATGGGCAAGTACGGGTCGAGCGCCAGTGCTGATGATATCGCCATCCTGAAGACGGCCGTTGCCAACCTGGGCAGCGATGCCGCCGCCGTTTTCCCCGAGTCGATGATGATCGAGCTGGTGGAGGCCGGGAAGAGTGCCGGCTCCCAGGAGTTTTTCAAGGTATTGGCCGACCACCTCGACGACCAGATCAGCAAGGGGGTTCTCGGGCAGACCGCGAGCAGTTCCGGCACGCCCGGTAAATTGGGTGATGAGAAGCTCCAGGCCGAGGTGCGGGACGATATCCGCGACGATGACGCCGAGCAGTTGGAAGAGACGATCAACCGCGACCTGGTCAAGCCTTATATTGATTTGAATTTCGGACCGCAGGAGAATTATCCGGTTGTCCAGTTGCGGGCCCCCAAGGCCGAGGACATCAAGGCGCTATCGTCTGCTTTGAAGGACCTGGTTCCCCTGGGACTCCGGGTCGAGCAAAGCGTCGTCCGCGACCGGATAGGTCTCCCCGACCCTGACCCGAAGGCCAAGCCCGAGGATCTACTGGGAGTGATTCAGGTTCGAGGAACGGGGAGCGAGGAACGAGGACAGGCATTAAATCGGCAGATGATGGCCCTCAATCGTGAGGGTTCGGAGCCCGACATCGCCGATCAGTTCGCCGCGCAGCTTTCCGACCAGGCCGGGCCCGCCATGGACCAGATGATCGAAACGATCCGCGAGCTAATCGACACTGCCGGCAGCCTGGAGGAGATCCGCGAGAAGCTGGTCGGCCTGTACGACCAGATGGACGCCACGCAGCTGGGCGAGATCATGATGTACGCCATGACCGCCGGTAACCTGGCGGGCCGGGTCGAGGTGGCCGATGGCGACTAAGGCCGAATACGGCAACCTTCCCTTTGCGGAGGCCATCAAGTTTTTCCGCTCGAAGGTGAAGATCCCGACCAAGAGCTGGCAGGACCTGATGACCTACGAGCACGACACCGGTTTCATGATCGCCGGGGCGACGAAGGCAGAGCTGCTGGCCGACTTCCAGGTGGCGGTTGATCAGGCCATTGCCGAAGGCACCACGCTGGAGACCTTCCGTAAGTCGTTCGACCAGATCGTGGCAAAGCACGGCTGGAACTATAAGGGCAGCCGCGGCTGGCGGAGCGAGGTGATCTACTCCACCAACGTCCGCACCGCCTACCAGGCCGGACGCTATCAGCAGATGACCGACCCGGACGTGCTGGCCTATCGCCCGTACTGGACCTATCAGCACGGCGACAGTGTCAGGCCGCGACAGATGCACCTTTCCTGGAACGGAATCACCCTGCCGGCGGATGACCCGTGGTGGGAGAGCCATTTTACCCCGAACGGCTGGGGCTGCAAGTGCCGGGTTTCGGCGCACAGCGAACGCGACCTGGTGCGGAAGGGCCTGACCGTGGGCAAGGCTCCGGACAACGGCAGCTATGAATGGGTGAACAAGCGGACCGGCGAGGAGAGCGAGATCCCGAACGGCATTGATCCCGGCTGGGACTATACACCGGGGCGCTCTCCGGAGGCGGACCGAAGGAAGATCGTCGGCCAGTCGATAGCGGGCCTGCCGCCCGAGCTGCAGGACAAGGTCCGGGCCGAGATTAAGGAAAAGACGGGAGTGGATCTGTAATGGCCGGGTCATTCGTTGTTATGGAAAAGATCAACGATCGGGAGATCCTGCGGGTGCTGAAGCGCCTGGCGGACAAGGGCGGCAACCTCCGCCCGGCTTTTGCCAACATGGGCGAGTACCTGGTCAATTCCACCCAGAACCGATTCGATGCGCAGACCGACCCGGAAGGTAACCCCTGGGCGCCGCTCAAACCGGAAACAAAGGATAAAAAGAAGATCGACAAGATCCTCACCGAGTCAAGCCGCCTGCGGAACAGCGTAATCTATGCGGCAACTAGTTCCTCATTGCGCGTGGGCACCAACGATATCAAGGCCGCGGCTCACCAGTTCGGCCTGAAGGAAGCGGTCACGATCCCGGCCCATAAAAGCCGGCGCACGAAAGTGTTCGGCCGCGAGCTGCCGTATCCGGTTTGGGCCGAGGTCAGGGAGCACACCATCAACCAGGATCTGCCCGCCCGACCCTTCCTCGGCATCTCGTCCGGTGATCGCGAGGAACTGCTCCAGATCGCAGCCGATTTTCTGGAGAAATAAAATATGCTTCAGGCGCTCAAATTTGCCCTGTGGCTGTTTAGGGGATGTATCCCCCGCACCCGACACCGCCGAGGGCACACGCGGGAGATTAAACTCTAGTTTAACTCGGTTCTGGAATCAGGCACTGGGAGAATTTACGGAGTCGTAAATGAATTGGATGGAATCACGTAGTACGGTGCTGCTGCACCGTACGAGAAATGGAAGGAATTTATGACGAGACTGATTGCCACGGCACTGAACCAGGAAGCACCAAAGGCACTCTGCATGGCGCTCAACTTCGAGCTGGCGGCGGACGGCGTTGCCCCCGAGTGGATCGAGCTGCTGCCTGCCGGGCAGATCATCACCGGCCGCGACGGTCGCACCTGGATCAACGACCAGCCTGAAATCATCCTGCAGTCGTTTGCCGCCGACGGCAAGGATCTGCCGATCGACTGGGAACACTCCTCCGAACTGAAGGCGCCGGGAGGCGATCAAGCGCCTGCTGCCGGCTGGGGCAAGGAGTTGCAGATCCGCGAGGGCGGAGCGATCTGGTGCCGGGTGGAATGGACGCCAAAGGGTACCGAATCAATCGCAAACAAGGAGTACCGCTATCTGTCCCCGGTGTTCCGCTATGAAATAGAATCGCGCCGCATCTTCCGCCTCACCTCCTGCGGCCTGACAAATCAACCGAATCTTTTTCTGAACGCGCTGAACAGCGCCATTAACAAGGAGGACCACAACATGACGTTACCCGAACTTCTGGCGGCGCTGGGTTTGCCCGCGACTGCCACCTTCCAGGACGCCCTTAACCAGATCGCCCGGAACAAGGCCGATCATGCCTCGGCTTTGAACCAGGCTCAGAACCCGTCCCTCGACAAGTTCGTCCCCCGTGCCGATTACGACACCGCGCTGAACCGGGCCTCCACTGCCGAAACCGAGCTGAAGAAGATCACGGACACCCAGCTTGAAACCGCCATCAACACCGAGATCGACCAGGCCTTGAAGGATGGCAAGATCACCCCGGCGACGAAAGAGTACCACGTTGCCCAGTGCCGGCAGACGGGCGGGCTCGATCGTTTCAAGGAGTTCGTGAAGGCTTCGCCGGTTATCGCGGGCGATACCGGC